CAGAAATATATGTTTTTGAAGCCATTTTACACAACAAAGGATCATATAAAAAAAAAGAGCGCCCTTTCGGGCGCTCTTTATGTTTATAATCTTAAAGATTACTGGAATGGTGTGTATGCAGCAGCACCAGAACCAACTGCGGTTCCTAATCCAAGTACGAAAACAACATGATAGTAGTTAGAAGCACCAAAGAGGTGATCAACAACACCATAACGTGTCAACATACCAACCTTCGGATAGAAGGAATTAGGATCAATTGATCGCTGTACCATAACCGGGATATAAGGACAGTAAATGATACCAGTATCATAATACTCAGGGCCTTTATAACCAAGCAATGCATACTCAACCTTATTGTTCTCTGCTGTTGCACCGAGGTTGTACTGAGCTTCAGTACGTGTATCGCGATAGACGTTAAAACGACCACCAACGTTACCAACCTTAGCAACACCAACTGGTTGAGTATTGACGTTACCGTCAACAGTCATCCAAGAGAACTCAGGAAGCATCTCAAGAATAGCGCAAATACGAGGTGTAGCAACAATAAAGTTAGCAGCACCACGGCGGTTGCGAACAGCCATTCTATTGGCTTCAACGATCAACTTCTGATAGAAGTCGCGATTTCTTTCTGCCATCCAGCGAGCATCAGCACCAGAAACTCTGTATGTAGAGAAACCTGTACCAGAACCAGCTTTAACAGCGGCTTGAACCATACGAATGATCATCTCACGATCGATTTCAGCTTGAATCTCATAAGACATAGCATTGGTCAACTCAGCGTCAACATCAATACCATTCATGTTCTTAAGATCCTGCTCTAACTCAACCGACCAACGAGCACCTAACCTACGAGTACCAGCTTCAACAGCTGTCTTTTCGAAGCTAAGCTCGACAGTTGGCATGTTATCAGCTGTTTTATCCATTTCAAATGCAGATAACGCAGCAGCGAAACCAGCATCATTAGCAGATAATCCACCTTCTAACCAGTGATCATCTCCAACCCCATCATCATCAGCAAGACCTGCGACGGTTAAGTCAGTTGATAAACTAGTATTAACTGTACCTGTGAAGCCAGTAGCGAGATGGTTATGACCAAGCTCGTTAGTACCTTGACCACCTTTTGCAGTAGCAAGTGTTCCAGGGTTACCAGCTACACCAGAACCAACAGCCTGACCGCCAACTTCTGTACCATCAAGAGATGTTGTAGCATACTTGTAACGAAGAGCAAATGCGAGACCAACCGGTCCACTCATTGGCTGAACACCAACGATTTCGTTAGTGATCAACTCAGGGAATGTACGGCGAATCATCGGAATAAGAATCTTCGGCAAACGAGCATCACCTTTAGCGTAGCTATCATCAGTTTGGTAGGCATCACTTTGTGCGCCTGCGTGTAACGTAGAACCAAAGGCTCCACTGTTAGTACCAGCAACGTTACCGTTGTTGGCTTCCTTAATACACCATTCTTCTTGGTTCTCAAGAAGGATGGCGGTGTTCAAACGCGTAGAAGCGTCATCAATTGCAGAAACTTTGTCGGAGGTATAGTCCAGAACTGGACTCCACTTCTCCAACAAGGACTGCGCGCGATTATTATCAATATAATCGGTATTCGGACGAGTTTTAGTTTCGTTCATAATTTTTATCCTTTATTTTGTTTTGTTTTTTCCATTGTATTGGAGAATCAGGTAGTAATATACCTCAACAGTTATAGATTACTTTACAGTCTCATTGCAGCTAACTCAGCAGCATAAAGTTCGGTCGCTGACTTAGGAGTAGATGAGCTCTCTTCTACAACTACTTCTGCTTCCTGTGCTTTACACTCTTTAGTAGCCTCTTCTTTAAGAACTTGAAGAGCTTCTTCAGTCTTCTTATCGAACATTGTTACTGTGTAATCAAAATTTTCTTCGATGAAAGCTAATTCTTTGTCAGCAAATGTTTTACGAACAAATTTTGCTTTCTTTTCGTCAAAGCCAGCGAGTTTCTTTTCTAAGAATAACTCTTTCTGTGCACCCTCTAATTGAATCTTAAGATCAGAATTATATTCAGTCATTTCAGCAAGACTCTTCTTAGATTCTTCAATTGTAGCCTTACCGTCTTTTACAGCTTCGCGGATGGATTCATTAGCAAGTACCATGTCAACTGATAACATTTTGCGAATCTCTGAAAGAACGTCAAACGCACGACGGTTTTTAGTAGCTTCTTCGATGGTCTCTGTAGGTAGGGTGTCTGTAATATATGAGTCAAGATAATCAGATACAGATTCAACCATGGTTTCTTTTAAGCCACCAGCTTCTTCTGAGATGGCAGTTTGATACTTACGAATAACATTCTTAAGTTTACGTGTACGATCAGCATCAACTGCTTCAACAACTTTTTCGAGTTTCTTCGCGTGATCTTTGTCGATTGCTTCAAGCAGCTCTTCTAGCTTCTTAGAATGCTCATCGTCCTGAACCTGCAATGCAGCTTCAGTGGCGAGCTCAGCGCGCTCAGTTGCTTTTTTCTCTACAGCTTCGTTAAAAACTGTCTCGATAGTTTCAAGACTTTCCTCTGTGAGAACGTCTTTCCCTACTTCTTTTAATAAATCAGTTATCTTGCTCATGATTAAAATAAATCCTTTTTCTTTGCGTTAGTGATTCTTTCTTTTATTTTAGCGTCTGTGACGCTTTTTAAATTTTTATGCGCACTAGCATAATTTTTATCGATAATATTAGCGATAAAAGATCTGATCTGTTGTTTTTGATCCATCATAATTATTTATCTTATCCTAACGTCTTTTTTAAATATTTCTAATGAAAGCAATGATTTTTTCTGTTAAATAATTATTAACATCATTGCGCGGTAGTTTATTTAAACTCTCTTCGAACCTGTCATAATGCTCTTCAAACGAACCGTCTTTATTTAGAATCCATTGTTTAGATTCTAAAATACCATTTACAAATGCATCTGAATAGGATGGATCGGCAACACAATCAATAGCAACAAGTTTCATCTCACTAACTTTACCAACCTCTCCTTGTTGATCAATCTTACCTAATGCTCTTGAGGACATACCTACTCTTACACCATCAGTAACAAGCTTTCGAACAATCTCACCACATGGTGTTTGTAAAACTTTACTTTTACCAATAAACGTACTACCATCTTGAGTCATTTCAGTAACAATATGACAAGCTCTCTCTAAATCTACTTCAGCAGTGGTAGGGTGATTTAACTCTCCCATGGCTCGATCAGCATTGATCATTTCTTTTTCATACCGCGCTACCTCTTCAATCATATTATCAAGATCATATACGCGATTGTTTTTGTTAACACCATCTGCCATCATATACGGTCCTTTGATATACAACCGTGGAGCTTCTTTAGTATTCTTCTCTTCGAGAATATATTCAAACTCTTGAGGGTCAGTTTTTTCGATTAAAAGTTTAAATGACATATGCCTTATAAAATATTTATTATCTCTTTGCGCTTTTTCCGCTAAATAATTCCTTTTCAGTTAATATAAGGAACTTATAACCATGATCATCTGCCCATTGCTTAGCGGCTCTCCATTTCGCTTGATTAACATCATATGTAGCTTGCTCGTGTAAAAACGTACTTTGTTTCTTACGACCTCTCATTACTGGCTTTTGAGTCTGACTGAAAGGTTTAATTTCTACTAAGTATTTTACATTCTTGCCTCGTTGATTTAACACTAAACTATTATCAACGAAGTACCTATGTGTCTTAGTATCTAGTGGGCTTATGTATGGGACAACTATACCTTCGCTTGTCCATTCTAAAACATTATTATTATAATCACACCAGCGGAAAAAATGTAGCTCCCACGAACTACGATAGACAGGATATTTTTTACCTTTAAATTTTTGTCGGTAAATAGGCCTGTATACACCTTTTTTAAAATCACCTTTTTTGTGTATGTTCATTAACCGACAAAAAACATTGGAGGGGCAGCATCCCCAAAACCAGGAGCAGCGCCAGAAGTTAGCATTGTTTCTAACTCTTTCTTCTCTTGCAAACCTTCTTGTAATATCGACGTATCTAAGCTTGTACCACCAAATAGCTGAGCGTTACCAAACTTACCACGAACTCGACCAAGAGTTATTTTTGTTAAGGCTAAAGCATATTGATACACCCAAGGTTCTTTGATGAGAAAACGAATCGGTTTTTCTACATAACAACTTACAACCCCGTAAAAACGTTCTTTTTCTTTTGGTTCGGGCAACAGCAATAAATGTTGAGTACGATCATCAAACTTAAAGTAACGCTTTGTAGAAAGCATTTTTTCTCTTGTCTCTAACCATTGCTTTAATACATACCAGCTTATTAAGTCAAAACCGTAATTACCCATTGCATAACTAAAATAAGTTTGTTGCGCTAAAGTTTGTTCGATAGTGAATAATGTATTTAAACTACTACTTGCAGCCTCTTCATGACTATATACATCTATTACTTTACGTTTTTGTTTTGTAAGGTCATCGAAATTACCAATAATAGGCCTTTGGCTTGTTAATGTCTCAGTTGTAGTTGCGTCTGTAGAAACAGCATTACGGTTAGCGTTAACTGATCCTGCTTTAGTCATCTCACTACCAAGTATAACACCTACTGATACATTATTTGTAAAACTCCCACCTACTTGTTCGCTAGTAGTTCCTGGAATCGCACTTACATCAAAAATTTCAGTAGATGTAGTAAACACATCACCATATTGAGTTAAACTAACATCAGCTGATTCACTATCAGTATCTCCTGATACTGCAACAACTAATGCTTTAGAAACTTGTACATTAGAATCGTTTAATGTAATTGTAAATGTATATTCTGATGGATCAACAGCGGTATTACCAACATTAAACTCGAACAATGATATAAATGTACCTTCACTATTCGCTTCAAAATTCTTTGCAGTTGTTGTCGCTACATTTGTAGAAGTAGTTGTAGTTACTTCTATTGTAGATTCATATGTCGAAGTAAGTTCAGGTGTGAGAGTTAAAAGCTCAGCTATATCTAAGCCTTTAC